TTGCTACAATGGGAGGGGGATTAAGTACACCTGAAGTATCTACTTTATCAACAATCATAAACACTTTCCAAACAACTATAGGAAGAAATACATATTGATATGAGTGAATTAGTCGCTATTTTAACAATTAATCAGAAGGATAGTTTAGAAGGACAATTAGTTTGTCCCGATGTTTTTTTTAATCCAACACTTGATGTAAATCAGGATTGGTTTATATCACAAGAAGAGATAAACAATTCAATTTATCCACAACATGATTGGATAAAGGATTTAACTTTATCAGTTTATGCAGGTCCTTATGTACCGCCTCAACCGACACCTGTTCCGTCTGGTTCAACAACCAACATCTAATTATGGTAAACTATATTATTTTTATCAATGAGCAAGAAGCTCAAAATTTAATCACAAGAATCAATACTTGTATGGGTTATCCATCTGCTGGAACAACTACCTATATGACTTCTCCTGATGTTATGTGTGAGTTTGATTTGGAAACAGGTGAAAAACAAAACATTGGATATGGTATTTTGATTAAAGATTTTATTCTTGATTGTTTAACAACTCAAGAAAAAGAAGAAGTATTTGCACTTCCTTCAAACATTAACACTTGTTCCTATGTGGTTTCAGGAGCAACAGAGAATATCTAATTATGTCTCAACAAAGGAGAGTATTTTTAAAGACTTGGTGGAGTCCATATCTTGGTGAGTGGAGACCATTCCACGACAATTATATCTATGCTTACAACACAGGTTGTACCTTCTCAGGTAGTGCTGTGTTTACGCTTGTGCCTCCTACTCCGAGCATTACACCAACTTTGACGATGACCCCAACGCCAAGTGTAACAACTACTCCAAGTATTACTCCTTCTTTAACCCCTACGGAAACTCCACAAATCACACCATCAGTAACCCCAACAATTACAAACACGCCATCAATTACGGCTTCAGAAACTCCAACTTTAACACCTTCAGTTACGCCTACGACTACTACTACATTGACTGCAACTCCTACGAGCACACCTGAAGCCACAACAACAAACACTCCTACTTTGACGAACACGCCAACCCCGAGTGTTACTCAAACGCAAACTGCTTCAAGTACACCGACTTTAACTCCTACGACAACTACAACTTTAACATCAACACCTGGTCTTACACCTAGCCCAACTAACACTGCAACTCCAACTAGTACACAACCTATATTCAGCCCATCATCACTCGGAAATCTTCAGTATTGGTTCAAATCAGATGAGGGAGCAACTGAATCTAGTTGGACAAACTATGGTTTAATTGGTTCAGCACTAACTCAATCGGTTGTTGCCAACCAACCAACTATTGTTGCTAACAGTACTTGGGGTGATTCATACACAGGACAGAGTGTATTTTTCGGTAGTCGTGATTTTATGGATTTAAGTCATCCAAGTTCAGCGACAACATTTACAGGAAAAACATTCTTTTTCGTATTAAAAGTTACTCAAAAAAGTATACAAGGATGGTCAATCAATGTACAGAATGGACCAGTATATACGAGTACAAATAACATTTGGGATTATCAAGTTTTTGATGGTACTTTAACATCCATATCAAGAAGTAAACCTACAAGTAGACAATTCAATTTTACAACAGGACATACATTGTATGCCTCATCTGGATTAACAACCACAGGGTTCACTGCATCTGTTAACGATATTATTGGAACATCGGGAACAACAACTTATAATGGTGAAATTGCAAACTTTATAAATTTTGGATATGACCCAGGTTTTTCTAATACAAATAGTATATCCGTATTTGAATTCCTTGGTTATAATAGGTTATTAACCCAATCTGAATTTAACCAAGTGTTGAATTATCTTAAGACAAAGTATAACTATTCAACCCCTCCTGTTACTCCGAGCGTGACTCCTACGAGAACACCAGCGGCAACTCCGACTTTAACACCTAGTCCGACCTCAACAATTCCTGTAACACCGTCAGTGACTCCGACAAGGACAAGTCCATCGTATTTATACTATAATGTTGAAGCTTATGATAAATCATCATGTGCTCTTGTAACAACAGGTGTTCTTAAAATTGAAACACCAGCAAGCTTAACAATTGGTTTCCATTATTGTAATAGTGCTTCAACTTACAAATATAAACTATTGAGCCTAACCTCAGGTCCATCTTCAAATTTCCAAATGAATGTTCCTTGGGTTGGTCAAGCAAGCTGTGGAGGATTAACTTGTATTTAATATGGCATATTCAGTAATCATAACATTAACAGATATGGGTTCAGCAGTTGGACCTTTTGACCTTTATTCAGATGTGGATAACTATGCAACCCCATTTGAATCAAACATACCTGCGTCAGCCTTTACCTTTGGTTATTTCACAACCCTTGTCCCAAATAACACACTTACCATCAAGGTTCAATCACAAGGTGAATGTGTGAATTTCATATTAGCTGTAGTTGAGAATTTACCAACATCAACTGTAACCCCGACCGTTACATCCACTCCGACTAGAACACCTGGTGGAACACCACAGGTAACACCTACGCAAACTAATACCCCATCAGTTACTCCAACTTGTGGAACATTTACAGTTCAATATCTTAAATCAGAATTGCAAGGTAATAGTCAAATTAGATTTAGACTATACAACGATGCAGGATTTACAAGTAATGCTAATGCTGTTTGTGATTATACCTTTACAGGAACATTTGATATCAATGGAGGGGCTATAAATCAGCCATATTCAACGGTAATGGCTACAAATGACCATGACCATTCTTTTAATGCAGGTAGTCAAATAACAGCTTATACGATATCTACAATTACTTATGCTTGTCCTTGTGTTAGTGTTATTTCAAATCTAATCACACCGACGCCGAGTCCTACCACAACTCAGACAGCGACCCCAACTTTGAGTTTAAGTGCTTCGCCAACCCCTACCCCTAATGTTACTCCAACTCCGAGCACAACTGAACCTGGTGGAACACTTTATGTTTACGCTAGATTTGTGAATACAAGTCAGGAGTTTGGTTATAGTTTAAATGGTGGTAGTTACATTGCAATTGGTCAACCTGGTAGTTCATCTTGTGTATTCGTTCATACGATTACTGGACTTGTAAATGGGGATGAAATTGACTTTTCTACACTACTTACTTGTGGTATAAATGGTGATACTGCCGATTGTCCTAACTCAGTTAGTGGATGTCTATATACTCACTTCTTTGTGAGTACAACGAATGTCTACATAACTGTTGATGGAAGTGTTTGTTGTTAAAAATGAATAAAAAATGATATACTTAGAACAAGGAAATAACGACCAAGAAGCACTTGTAACCTGTTCAAGGAACAAATCCCTGACTGGTGCGGTAACTTATTTGTGGACTGTTAGACACAAGTTATCACAACAGACAGCAAAGTTTATCCCCTATCGTGAGATAACAACTTTGGGTTATGAGCCTTCAAAGGACTTGTTTTATATTTCAATTGATGATACATCTCCTGAAGTATTGATTGGTAGTGCAACAACAATCTGTAATATCCATCTGATACCAGGTGAGTGGTATTTAAAAATTTATGAACAGTATTCAACCACGAATTTACAACCATCACAATCCTATGATGTTGTTTATGAGGGAATGCTTATTGTAACATCTGATGACCCAATTGGAACATTAAACTATACTGGTACCACAGAAGCTGTTATCATATATCAAAATTAGCCCTATATTTATTAGAAGATGAAAAAAGTTATACAAAATGTCGGATTTGCCAATGTTGTAGATACCTTAATAAAATTTGAGGAGCGTGTAATGCGTGGTGTGCCTTGGGTAAGTTGGGGACAAGATAATATATTTGTTATGGGTCTTTATGACCTATTGGACTTTTCTCCAATCCACAATGCTTGTGTTCGTTCCAAGATTGATAATATTGTGGGTCAAGGATTCATTACAGACTATCGTATTTCAACAAAGGAAACTTTGGATGATGTATTCAAGGATATGGTATTTGACTATATCGTAACAGGCAATTTATTCATTGAGGTAATTTGGAAGGAAGATAGAAGCCAAGGATTAGCAGGATTACACTATATACCTGCAAAATATATGAGGGTTGGATTACCTGATAACGCTGAACTTGAGGTTGAAAAGTATTTCTATTGTAGAGATTGGTTGAACTTCAAGAAGGCGGGTGTTATTGAGTTTCATCAGTTTGACCCAAAGAATTTTACCAATCGTCAAATCGTTCATATTAGGGACAGAAACCCCGCATATTGGGCTTATGGAGCTCCGCAGTATCTAAGTGTCGTAAATGATATTAGACTCAACCACGCCATATCTGTGCACAATTTAGGACTAATTACCAATGGGGGTTATCCTGGTTTATGGGTTCACTTCTCTGATGGATTCCCTGAGTCTGAACAAGAAGAAAGGGACATACTGAGGCAAGTGGAGCAACGCTACTCAGGTCCAAATAATAGTGGGCGTATAACTGTATCGTATTCGGATGGGGATTTGGGTAAACCCGAAATCACACAGATTAGTTCACAGATGCAAGGTGGAGCTTACGCTGAAATCTTTGAACTCATCCAAAGACAAATCCTATCAGGTCATAAGATTCCTGATGGGTCATTGATTGGTCTTCCTTCACCAACAGGATTTAATTCAGGTGCTGAACTTCTTGAAACAGCTCACAAACTATTTATGAAGACATCCATTTTGCCAGTTCAGAATTTCTTACTTAGAGAATTAAAACCTCTTATTGAACTTGTAAATGTCGGCGTACCTGTTGACCTAAAAATTGAACAAAACACTGCACTATAATGACTGAAGTATTTTTTATATCAGAGGATTATCTAAAAACCAATACGAGCATTTCGGAGAACATTGACTCAGGTGAACTAAGATTTTGTATTCTAACTGCCCAAAATATCAATGTTCAAGAAACTCTTGGTCAACCTCTATATGAGGAAATACAAGACCAAGTATCAGGTAATACTTTAACTCCTGATAACAAGTATTTATTGGACAAATATATTGTTCCTGCCACAACTCAGTGGGCTTATTATCATGGTCTTGATAATTTCTTTGTTAAGTGGGTTAATGTGGGTCTTGTTCAAAATAGGAACGAACAGGGTACAAATGTTGATATTAGAACATTCAAATACCTCAAAGATAATGCAAGGTCAACTGCTGAATTCTATGACCAAAATATGAGAAGATGGTTATGCGCAAAATCAAACCTATATCCAAAGTATAATGTTGTGGACATTGGTAAGATTATGCCTGAGAGAGGTTCAGCTAACCGTAGGTCAATTGCAATGAGGTCAGGTAATTTCTATCCGTATTGGTATGGACCTGTGAATTCAACTATCCAAGGTTCATTCCCCGCTCAAGCTTAAGACAATGTAATCCATTCAGGATTACCATACTGCTCACAAATTGAATTATATTTTTCTGTCTGTTTGTCTGTAATAGGGTCAAATCTAAAGAAATATTGTACAGAGTCAGGAATACCTGATTCTTTGTGTGCAATGATTTCTTTGCCTGCTTTGTTGAAATAAACAACATAAGCAATACAATGTATTCCACCTATTACACAATTTTCCCAATA